AAGAGTCAGCAATCTGAGTAACCCCAGTCACATTAGCTGTTGCACCAGACACACTTCCTGTTATCGCTACGTTAGCAGTAAACGATTGATTAAACGTCTTTCTAGTTAGGTTGATAAATGAATCACCAGAACTAATAATAGATCCTCTAGAGAGTGATATCTGAGAGTTCACAATTGCTGTATTAACAAAGAAATTCACCCCAGACGTCATACCTACTGCAACGTTGGTAGCTTTGGATAATGTGTTTGTGGAAACAATAGCAGCACTGTTTGTTGTCAAATTCAATATTGTATTATTACTGATTGTATTAATTTGAAAAATTAAATTATTACCTGAGAACTTGATGAAGTCTCCAGCAGACAGATCAGTAGTGAATGATGTACCTGTTCCATTCACTTGCGGACTAGTTGCATTTGATGTAACTGATCCTGTTATAGCAGATGATAGTGCAGAATTTACAAATGAGTTTCCATATGTAGAGTTAGAGAATGCTGAAACCTCAACAACAGATATTGTTGCGTTAGATGATATAGATGATCCATAGGCATTTGCCGTAGAATTAATTGCTTGTGTGACATTCTCGCCAACAACAAAGTTCGTATTAGATCCACTTGTTTGTAAAGTAAATGCAGGTCTTGAAAAGTTTTGAACCAACTCTTCTCCATCAGTAAATGTACCAACTCTGTTATCTATTGTTAAATGCAAGTCTCTTCTATTGAAGCTTGCAATATCTCTGTCCCTTACAAGAACGAAAGGTGAAATATTATAACCTGATCCAGGGTTGATATTCGTAAGAGATGCAATTGTTCCTAATTCAAAACTTGCTCTAGTCAAAGCAAGATTCAAAAGAATGCTCACATTACCAGTTGGTAATTTAGGGAATCCGTACTTAAATGCACTAAGAGGGGTCGATAGATAAGGACCGCTTGTAATGCTTATTGAATTTGATACTGCTGTAAGTGCATTTGTTCTCAAGTTTAAAATTGTATTATTGCTTACTGTGTTTACTTGAAAGACTGTATTATTACTTCCAATCTTAATGTAAGCTCCGTCATATAGTTCTGTTGTGAATAACGTTGACACTCCGTTTACTTGAGGACTAGTGGTATTACAAGATACTGTCCCAGTTATTAATACTGTAGCTATTGCATTATTTCCACCGATCAAATCAGTATTAAGAAAGACTGTCTCTTCATCAGTCAGACTACCAATATCAAAACTAGCTCCAGTTCCTGTACCAATCAGTGAAGCATTTGCATATACATTTGAAGTGGATCCGAAAAAGAAGTTGTATTGGTTTGCTGTAAATGTGTTTACTACGTTAGTGATTCCAATTGTATTTGTATTGGTACCCATCACAATACCAGAAGCAGTTCTGTCTTGATATGAATCTATAAGTGCTGCAGATCCAAATACTCTATCAGCCAAAGACCAGTTACCAGAAATTGCAGTAACTAATAAACTACCATTGGCAACAGTTATTGTATTAGCAGTAACGTTTGGACCAGTGGTTGTCAACGTAAGCGATGTGTTACTATCTACAGAGTGTATTTGAAATGTTGAATTGTTCGATTGAAACTTAATATAATTGTTATTTGCTAACTGCGAAGAAAACAAAGTATTGCTTCCAGTTACAGTATTGGAAGTTGAGTTAGCTGTTACAGTTCCTGTAATTGCTGTTTGGTTTTTACCGACAACTCGACCCGTAGCTACGTTTGCTGTAGAGTTTGCACCGGTAACTAATTGACCAAAAGTAAAAGTGGTATTTGATGAGCTGAATGATATGTTTGCAAGAGGCTGATACACAACTTCGTCGATGAGGAAGTCTGTAATAAAAGTATTTGAAGCTACTTTATTTTCAAATGTTATCATCTTCTCAGCAACAACGGGGTCAGTTGTTAGCCTGTAACCGGTACCACCACTAAGTAATGTAAAAGTTACCTTACCAGTAGACTGCTCAACTGAATCGATTCTTGCTTTGCCCTGTTTTCCTCTTACACTTGATACAACGTTAACTACATCACCAACAGCAAATTCTCTACCAGCATCATTGATTGTAATTCGTGTAAGGGAACCAACTACTCTTGGACAGTCAACTAAACTACCATCTACAGTTAATATTTCATCAAATGTGAAATTTCCTTTGACGTTTGAGAGATATATAACATCAATATACTGGCCACTTATTACTTTTCTAGCAATGCCCTCAACAAAAGCAGTAGCACCTGATGTTGACCCAACAACAGTTTTTCCCACAAAAAGATTTGTCTTTTGCGAAATACTAACTTCAAGATATACGGGAATCACCCATTCACCATCAGATGCTTTGATTACATCAGTACCTGGAAAATACACATCTGCTTCAGATACCCCGTAAACCCTATTTAAAAATAGTTTAGAACCTCTTTCGGTTCCTTTTGAATTATAGAAGTCCTTGACGTGTTTAATATTGAATCTTGATCTGTCAAAACTAACAGGAGCTCCATTCAGATATTTTTCTTTGTAGTGGTAGAGAAAATCATCGATTGTCGTATCAATGTCTCTATTTTCCAATAAGTTTCTTGAAAAGTACAAATTATTATTAGTCTGTTGTGTCCAGTTATAGTACTCTTTTACAAAATCAATAAATGTATTTCCTTGTTCCTTGTAGAACTCAGGAAAATGATTCTCAACTAATAGACTTATATTGTCTTCTATTAGCTTCATGATTTTTTAGGTACCATTCTTACTGACACATCTTCTGGATTAATTTTTAAAATATTCTTCAAGCTAGTACTGTAATCCAAACTAACAGGCTTAATGTATAGCTTTATTCCAGATCCTGTGTAACTTTCAACATTCAAATTACTAATAACAATTGATCCAGTTGTATAATCAATTGTACCAATTTTAAACTTCTCCGAGTGTGAATCCGATGTAACTCTAACAACTCTAAGATTACCTATACCATCATCTTCAATCTGACTTGTCAATCCATCAATAATAAAAGAAGATGAAAATACTCCTCTATCAGCAGTGATCGAGTGAACTGTATCTGATGGTGTTGTTATTAAAACCTCTGTATTAAAAGAGAATGCAAATCCTGTATTTGCTCCTGTGGCTAACTCTAACAAATAATAAGGATTTACGAATGTATCGTTGTTAAGTATTGATTGATCTGCAGTATCAATAGTAGTAACAAAATTACTATATCTGAAGTTTGCGTTAAAGTCGTTCAAATATGTGTTGTTATAATCTGTTATAGCAGTAAGAATCTTTGTTGATAGTTGATTTTCTGAAAGTGTAGTTATATTGTAATTGTAGTTAACAGTAGTATCAACTTTAAGGTATATGAATTGAGGATTAACAATTTCTGTTGTTATTCCAAGAGGAACTTTATCACTCAAGTAGTTGTTATAGATTGTCTTATTGAGTTCCGGAATACCATCTGAGTTTGTAATGTCAATAGAAATGAACACCTTACCGTATTGAGGGGGGTCTTCTTTTTCACCACCAAATACTGATATTGCTTGTATCTCAGGAAACTCTCTAAGAAGTAAAATTTCGTAATCACTTTCAGTGATTGCTCTTTCCTGGGTTTGAAAACTTCGTGGGGCATTAAATTTAATTGACGTATTTGATTCAGAAACAGATCCGTTTCTTGCCTCGGCATTCACAACAACAGAAACATTTGAATGGCCATCGATACTTGAATTGTTAACAAATGTATCGGCGCCGTTTGGTAGTTCGCCGTTACTCAGTCTGTATGTTATATTAATTATTGCTCCGTTGCGAGGGGCTCTGCCTGATATATCATCGCCAAATACAACCTCATATTGTTCGTTTTCAGCTGGTTGTACAAAAAACACATTGGTATTAGCAACAACACCAAATAAAGAATATCCCTGTACGTATGTAAATACATTTGCACCGCTGTTTTCAGATACAGTTATCTCAATACTGGTTGTATCAATTGTTGGATTATTTAATATGAATCTTTGATTTTCGATTGCACTATTCTTAACAAACGTGTCAGTAACATATGATCCCTCATACACCAATGTATTGTTGGCATAGTAAACACCATTACTACTTGTTGTTATGGAAATGGCCTCACTGGTCACAAAGTTGAAAGTATTAGAGCCTACTCTTGAAGTGAATCCAGTTTTTGCAGGAATAACAACAGAAGATACGTTTGTAGAAGGTGTTATTGATATGTTAACATTAGCCTGAGCTGATCTGAAAGATCTAGGAACATAGTTAAGTTCCTTTGCGTGCGATACGATACTATCTCTCAACTGTGCAGTATCAAGAAACATCTCACTCGCTACCATGTTCATGTAAAATGTGTTAAGGTAAGTATTATAAGCAAGTACATCTAACAACACGCTCATATTTGAGCCATCAAAATTATAATCTTGAAACTTGGCTTGTGATGATAGATAAGACTTTAAAGACGACTTTAAGGAGTTGAAGTCTAAGTCGACTAGATTGATAGATGAATTTGCCATTTTACCTTATTCTTGAAAGAAAGAAGCTGATTGAAATATCCTCAGGATTATTTATAGTGGTAAAAAACAATTGCAGCTCGATCGAGTGATTATCTCGAGACTCAATTGCATTTACTTTGATAGTTTTTATTCTTGGCTCAAAGTTTTCAACAGCCGTTCTTATCTCTGTCTCTATAGCATCAGTTGTAAATTTAGAGAAGTTTTCAAATAATAGTCCGGATATGTTACATCCAAATTCTGGAAAGAATGGACGCTCTCCTTTTCTTGTGAGTATAATATTTTTTAAAGAGTTGATAACAGAATCTTCATTTGTTATACGAGCAAGATCTTTTGTTCCAAAATTCTTACTAAAGTTATTGTAAAAATCACTATACCTCTCTGATCTTAGAGGGGTGGTTGTAAATTTATCTGCATATGCTATTGTAGCCATTTATCCTCCAGCAAAAACGTTAGGAGATCCACCCGCAACAGAAGTACACGCCGTTATGGCATCACCTATTCTACCACATCCCCTGCTGTTAATGAACACCGATGAAGATCCAATAGTGATTGGGGCAGCGTGAGCAGGGCAGGGTGAACCAGGTAATAGGTGTGTAGTGTTATTGTCCCCTTGTCGACTGACGGGAATACTATTACAGAACACGTCACCAGATCCCTGAGCTCTTACAGGTCCACTACAGTGGGTAACATCTGGGTCACCAATTCTTGTTACTGCTGGCATTATTTTGTTTCTCTTTTTAAAAGTTCTTTTAATTTATTATTCCAACTATCAAGTTCTATATGCTGTTCTTCAGTATGCGGTCCTTCCGGAATCGAAGGTGAAAACTCTATGACATTATCAAAAACTAAGGGTATTGAGTTATAGTCGTTGTATGTCTTCAACTGACCATCAATCAAAATAACAAATCTATGTGTCATGGGTTAAAGTCTATTCTAGGTGCCTTGAACAGCATGTTTCCTTTGGATTCCACTGTGTAAGTACCATCAACTAACATATTAACATTTCCTTTGACGCGAACATTTACATTACCGCCAACATAAACGTTGTTGTCCTTAGTAGTAACATCGAACCTGTTATCTACTGACTTTATCACAACTTGACCTGACTGATCAATCTCTACATAGGTCCCGCTTTTGTGCATTATATGGATTCGTTCTTTGGAAACAGTGTCATCAATTTCAATCAGATGACCGGATTCCGTTCTTAGAACCTTATTATAAGGATATTTAGCATTGTACGGAGATGATGGCTCACCTGAAAACGGAGAAGCTGATCCTACTTTACTAGATTCTTTAATCTGTGCAGCTGAGTTGATACCGATAGCTGATCTAGGAAGTTCATTATCCTCTTTAGCTCCAACAATACCAGCAAGTGTACCAAGTATGACAGGGATTTGACTTTCTCTGCCATCTGCAAAAAAACCAAATACAGTAGTTCCTACC